CCAAGTTCAATACCTAGATATTCCTGCACACCATCTCTAACAGATATGCACTTTTTAGTCTTTGCATCGTACTGTATAGCATCGCTGAAAGAAAACTTCTTGTCTGAATCATTGATCGAGGCATTACAGATTGCATAAGCCTTATCTTCAGACCAACCTTTTTTCTTTAGTTTGTCAACACATCTATCTAATTTAGCTGGCATAAAATTTACCCTTGTATATTAAACTTTTCTTATATTGCTGAATTATAACACACATTTTATTCTTCATTTTCCTCTAATTCAGGGATGATATACTCCGCTATACATCTGCATTGATAGTCAGTTCCCGGCAATAAAGTTTTACCGTCACATGATGAGTACAATCCTTCTGATAGATCGAATTCTTTTCCTTCCCTATCCGCATGGCAAGTCCTTACTCTCTCGTCTTTAGCAGTTCTCCATATAGCTTTTTTAACGCCTACTTTTTGAGCGCGTATCTTTGAACTTACCGCATTGAAGTTGGCTATCTGATTCCGTGCCGTAAATTTTGCATGGTTCTTACGCTTTTCTTCCATGCCTGCAAAATTATCCATAATGGTTTCAAGCCCGCTACCTAGTGTCATCTCTCTAAGTGTATTTGCCGTATACATTTCAAGTGTTTCATCTCTTAACTTTTTAGCCCATTGCGCGGTTTCCAATATAAGTGCATTTGTAATATACGTCATCCCATCTTGTGCTAATAGTTGCTTTGAGTTGATACCTATTGCCGATTCAACACGGTTATATAGTTGCTCTGTAGCTTGTTTATTTGTTTTTGATAATACATCTCTTGCTATCTTCTCAAGTCTTTTATCATCAAATTGTTTAAGAAGTTTCTTTTTTAGCTTTTTAGCCAACCCAAGAAATATATTTGCATAGTTCCCAACCTGTGCATCTGCAAACTTTTCTATTGTTCCCTTATTAAGTTCTTTTAACACTTGGTTTCTAAAACGCTGGCTGATAATATCAACCATGTATTGCATCGCGCGTTCAAACTCTTTTTCGTGTGACTTCTGATAAGACGGTTGTTTAATTGTTTTTGACATTATGATAAATCTATATTACTTTCATGGAATGTGAATGATATGCTGTATTGAACAGATGCAACAGCCTCTAAGTTCGTGATCTTTACAATATAATCTGTATTTGATTTTAGAACCCTACCTGAAGCTATAGCAGTTCCAGATTCTGATTTTTCTGCGACTCCTAATGTAAATGCTTTTGATACATATTTTCTAGTTCCATCATCAGAGATTGTACTGCCTGAATATATTAATGATTCACATGGTATATTGGCAGCATCATTTAAAGTATCCGGGATAACACTATCTCCAACTGATGTAATAGTGGGGTCTTTGAATAGTTCAAGTGTTACGTTACCAGCAGATAATTTTAAATCAAATTCTTCAAAATGTATTTGTTTATCTCCAACTCTCGCTAAAAAATAAAGGCTTGTATCGCCTGCTATCGTTCCTATAGCTGATATTGAATATCCTGTTCCTGCATGAATTGCATTGTTTTGCTCTGAGGACACACTCATTGTTTCATGTACTGAAATGGAGCAATAATTTTCTGTTCTGGCCCAAATTGGTAAATTTGAAAATTGAGTTATTTTTTCTTCATAGACAATGAATCCCTTATCTGATGTTGCCGGCTCATCTCTGCTCATAATAATTTCATACTGAACTGAAGACCTGTTTTGTATTGTTGTTATTTCTCCGCCGAAAGATATTAATTTCCAATCTTGATCAAGTTGCTCATATCTCATTATCTTCTCCTATTTCTTTAAAGAAGGATGCAATGTCATCTTTAAGAATTACATTTTTATCTTCTAAGTATGCTTCATAATCTTCGCCCAAAGATGCCAATTTTACCGCATTATCTATTGCTTTCATTTCATACTCGATTCTACTTTCAGGGGTTGCGCCCTGATTGTCTTTAAACTCTACTTGTTCTTTTCCGAGTTTTTTGAATAGTGCATTGATATTGTCTAATAGATAATCGCTTTGATAATTTTCGATAGTATCCTGGAATGCTACACGCTCTTCTTTACCTGAGCTGTTTAGTCCTTTTACGTTCTCCCCTACTAGCAATGCCAATGGAATTCCAGTAACCATAGCTAATCTTCTAAGAGAAATGGTATCAACGTCCATGAGATTAGTTAATGCCTGATTTACTGATTCAATGTTATCTTCAGCATCAAGAAGCCCTGCCCCATAAACGGATCGTGCATCTTCGATTCTTGAGAAGTATTCTATTAGCTGGCTTTCTTTCTTTGCTTGCATTAAAGATTTAAAGTCTTTAACCTTATAGAATATAGTGGAGTTCTTTTCGATGATAGATGCTGAGGCGTTCTCAACGATTGAAGCGTTTATAAGCTGGTTATATACAAGCTCTGTTTCGCTAACGCCACCATATTTATATGTAGGCATATCAACTTCAGTCGGTTCAACATAAGTAAAGTCTATTACTCTTGAATGATGGATAACACTTCCATATACATTATAAGTTTTAGGTTTATAGTAGTTGTAACTATTTAGATTTCTATCTATCTCTCCTACGGTTACAACATCACCGCTAAACGTTTGGAGTGTGTATTTTGTTGGAACTTCTTTTACTGGTGTTGATAGATCAGCTCCATTCTCTACGATTACGATAATCCCACGACCAAATCCAAGCTGGTATTTAGCCGCCTTCTTGATATGCTTTGCTAATACATTATCGTAAAACTCTTTACTTGTTGTATCTTTGAACTGAAGCGTATCATTAAGGGCATAGCCAGTTTTTAGCTTTATTACTTTAGACATAACTCCGGTAATAAAAGCAGCTCTTAGCTCTGTATCTGCTATCCTTTCTCGAGTAATAACATTTGTTGCAGATGCCTTTCTTCTATTCATTAACGAATTGGTAAGGGAAGTGATTCCATCATATATTTTCTTCATGCCGTTATTGTACCATATTATAGGAGTGATGAGTAGTCGATTGCGTCTGACATATAAGCCATTTCGACCGCATCCATTATCGTATCCATTATGTCATCGTGTGGCGCGTTAGGGAAAGTTTCATATTCGCTTATCAGTTCCGTTATTCCAGGCAAGTCATCAACTATATGCAGTCCATGTATTTCGATATAAGGGGATGCATTCTCAGCCCTGAACACCTTATCCGTGTTTCTCTCAATCTCAAATACCATGAACCCATCATCTTTCATTCTTTGGAATAGGTCTATGCCCGAAGCTTTTTGTTCTATGTACATACCCCTAAATGGATATTTGTTATTCTTATTATAGAAGTCCTTAGCCGTTATCTCCCGTTCTCTTGATCTTGGCTTCCCCCTGAACATATCGAGCATATATAGTTTTTTATCTTTGACACCGAAACAAGAATAAACAGTATAATCATTTTTTTCCTTATCTTTCAGGGCAGTATCAACCGTTATGAACTTCTTATCAAAGTCGATAGTATCCACCACACTTCTTTTAACATAGTGTATCCATTCGGTTTTGAACATATTACCACCTCTGATAATTGGCTCTTGTTGCATCTGTGAATAGTAGTATGACGGGTTTGTATCTTTTATTCTTATCATCTTATCGTATGGATAGAATTCTTCCCATAAGCTCACTTCGTTTTCTTCATCTATGATTGGGATCTTTAGCACTTCGTATTCATCAGCGTCACCGAATTCGTTATCAAGTATTCTACCTACCAGGTCTTTGGTATGTATCCGCTGCATGATAATTATTATTGGAGTATCTGGGCTATTTCGTCTGTTGGTTAGTGTAGTCTCAAACCAGTCTGCGATCTTATCCAGCTTTAACAGGCTGTCTTTATCTGTTGGCTTTAGTGGATCATCTACTACGATGCACCCTCCCCACTCATCAGTTATCTTAAGCCCTGCTCCATGTCCGGTAATCTGTCCGAATGATGAAACTGCATAAACACCGCCGCCTTCATTTGTTTTCCATAGCTTCTTGGATTGTGAGTCTTGCTTGGTATCTATTCCGAATAGTTCTTTATGCTGTGCTGAGTTTATCATATCTCTAATTGATTGAGAGTTATTGGATACAAGCGTATCTGAATATGACGTGATGATGTTCTTTGCTTTTATATGCTTCGTGATAGTCCACTCAATGAACGTGTTTACGATCTCGGTTTTCCCTGATCTTGGCGGCATTGTTATGATTAGGTTCTTCTTGCCTTCTCTCATGTAGATTTTAATGAGAGCTTGGCATACTTTTATGTGGAATGGTTTTAGTATTATCTTATAGCCGTACTTCTCTTTAAAGCTCCATCTTAGATATCTTATGAAGTCCTCAAGAAGTATGAGTGATAAGGCGTGCTTCTCAGTATTTGTCATCGAATGATTTTAATACTCCCTCTACTACCTCTTTGTCTATGATTATATTCGCTGTAGTTCCTGGCTTTTGTGTGTTGTCTTTTTCGTATATTCCTAAATGCTTTCCGAGTAGATCAAAAGCCTTTAGTCTATTAGCCTCTACTTCCCCGCTTAATGCTATCTCTTTAAACCCATTAATAACAAACTCAGCCGTAACCATTGACTTTCTTTGCAGTTCTTCTTGCAATTCCTTCACTCTTTGGGAAACCTTAGGTATATTGAAATGCTTAACTGCTTCAACGTTTAATGTATTCTCAGTCATTCCTTTTGTAGAATAGTTACGTCTATATGCTTCTGTTTTGTTCCCTGTCTCTATGAAATCATGGCATGATTGTTCTTGCTTTTGAGTAAGTTTTCTATTCATTTCTTATCCTTGTATAAAAGTTATACACAATATATTTATCATCCCTATAATTAGTATTATTATCGGTATTTTAATAGAAGTGTTTTCCACAACAAGTATGCTATTG